GCAAATTCGTCCATCGAAAATGATGTAACTAATACGCTTGTCTGCTTTTGACTTTGATAAGGCACGAAGCTGATCTGCAAGATCGCCCATGATGTCGGGCTTGCTTGACTTGAACAGGTCACGATCGACATCAATGGCACGAACCCAGCCTTGCTCATCTGGATTATGATCAGACTTGCGAGCAGCGTGTCTGGTATCACCGATCCAGCCATCCGATAGCCTGTCACGATCTGGGAATGAGTCATCGATCTGCTCTCTTAATTGAATCGCAGCTTTAGATAACCTTGGCTTCAACCCAAGCACCTAAATCATCATTCCAGTAATACATCTTGCCGTCTGTTGGATAATCAACTGGAGAATGCCAGAATGAACCTACGCGATTCCATGATGGATAAGGCTGTGGAGCAATAAAGATGTCCTCGTCTGCATTGTATGAATAACCTATTCCTGCATAAGTTCCACGAATGTTATTGTTATAACTTGTGCGCTTGCAAACTTGATTGCGTAGTTCTCCGTAAAAGATTTCCCAATCATGGCTTAGATCTGTTTCATCAACACCTGTTATCACTTCAGTAACAATGTTGTTTTCATCTAAAAATGCGTAATGTGCCATTATGCCCAACTCACATTTCCTGTGCCAGCCGTAATTGTTGATACCTTAAATCCACCCGAAGGAGCAGCAGTCGATCCTGTCAAACCTGCGCCTATTGTAACTGTGTAAGTGTCGGGATACTTTAAGATAACTACGCCTGATCCTCCTGAGCCGCTTGTTGATACTGCTCCGCCTACATCGAAAGATCCACCACCGCCAGCACCTCGATTGGCAGTACCATTTCCACCATTGGCATCGTTTAGAGCACCAGCTCCACCGCCGCCAGATCCTCCAGCAGCACCGTTTGATCCACCGCCTCCGCCTGCATAAAACAAAGCTGAACCGCTGATGGAGTATTCACGACCAGCACCGCCGGGGCCAAGTGTGCCGTTACCAGCATTAGTTCCCGCCGCTCCAGCTCCGCCACCACCGCCGCCGTTATAGGCAAGCCCAGTATCGTTACGAAATCCTGTGCCACCATTGTTGCCATATCCTGTTAATCCACCAGAGTTTCCTTGGTTAGCAGTTCCACCAGGAGATCCAACAGTTAAATTAGTTGCACCCATAGCAGCACCGCCGCCAGAACCGCCGTTATTTCCAGATATAGCGCCATTCCAGCCACCGCCGCCGCCGCCACCTGTTGCCGTTCCAGCTGAAAAAACAGAATTGCTACCAGCGGATCCGCGTGTACTTCCAGCAGAATTTCCAGCACCACCTGCACCTACAGTCACACTGTAATTAGTGGTAGATGTTAGCGTTAAAGTTCCGTAAAGCAGCCCACCAGCACCGCCTCCGCCGCCATATTCCGAGCCACCGCCTGCGCCGCCTGCAACAACCAAACACTCAACACTTAAAGTGGGTTTACCTCCACTAGATGCAATAATTCCAAGTAAAGAATTTAACATTACGCAATGCCACCGATTACAGTCCAGTTGTTAGCAGCCAACTTAATAGCAGCAGCAGACTTATAGCGAGCCAATACTGGAGCAGCCGCTACTGCACCTGCGCTGACTACTGTAGTAGTGCCAGATGTTACAGCTTGAATAGTGGTGATTCCTGCACCCTTTTGATAGACGACTAAGGTCGTGCCAATAGGAAAGTTATATGTTGCATCGGTAGGGATGCTAAAAGTATTGGCTGAGGCGTTGTCCATTGTGACAATAGCATTGAGACCATCTGCCTTTACGGCAGTGTAGGTAGTGCCAGTCTGTGCATTGATTGTAAGACCTGCGAACGATGCATCAACAGAGTCACCTAGTGTTTCAATGGCAGTTGCGCCATCCTTAACTAAGTCAGATGAGGTCGGAACAGTCCAACCGAAATTAGGTGTAGTAGTTGCCATTAGGTTAGTGCTCCAGTCGCGTTAGTCCAGGTAAGTGTAGCATTTACGCCAGTCCAGATGAGTGAGGCTGGCAATACTGTTTCCCATTGTGTGGTAGAGAGTGAGAAGTCTGTAGCTGAGATGTAGAGGGTCATGTCTACAGATGATGGAGTAGCTCTTACGGCTATGTTCTCCACAAAGCCATCAAATTGACCGCCTAGCATGTTGCTTGGCAGGTTAGTGATTAAGACAGGCTGACCAAAAAAGATGTTAATCAAAGTGTCAAGCTCGGCACTTGGCAGGTCTGGATTGTCTAGGCGGAAAGTAATCGCTTCCAAAGAGCCTCTAGGGTTTTTACGTAGGTTTAACTCTCTAGAGCCGATTGTAGTGATGTCAGTCAATGTCTTAATGTTTGACTCAAAGGATCGCTCATAAAGCCCATAGGTAGCCACAGAATCGGTATCAGAGGTACTGTAGGTAGAAGCGTATCCTGCCCCGTATTTGTAAATCAGACTGTTGCGGATGCGGTTAGTCTGAGTCGTTGAGCGAATAGTATTAGGGTTTGCATAAGCGGCATTGAGGTTGGTAAAGCCATTGGCTATTAGATAATTGCTGCGATGGTCTGCATCATCATAAGAAACCAAGCCATTCTTTTCCTCATGCATCTGACCGAGCGCGCTGTTAGCGATCTGGTCTGTAAGGCTGTTGCTCTTAGCCGTAGCCGATGCAGCTAGGTTGATCATCGTGTAGAAGCCTGAGTCGATGTTTCCAATATAAGACTCGGCATCTGCCCATGTAGTAGTTGCTGGGTATGTATCCCATGTAAGTGTGGGAGTAACCTCAGCCCAAGTTAGGTTGAGAACATTGTCTACGATGGCTGCAATCTGTGCGCCATCTAAACCTTCTGCAAGGGCTGTGTTATAGACAGACTTAGTAAGCTTGGCTAAGTAGCCTACGCCTAAGATCCTGCCGTAAGTAATAAAGCCTGTTTCCTCTGGACTGCGCACTCCGACAGAGAAGTCTGAGACCTCGCCGCCATACACAGTTACATAAGTCCCAGCACTATTCTTAAGCTCTAAGGTAATGGTGTCTGTGACATCGATGGTAAAGGGTGAGCCATCTGTGTTAATGATGTCTACTTGACAGTAACCTGCTGTGCATTGCTTATCAATGTCTAGCCGACCAGCCGAGAAAGATACAGCCGTTACAGTCGTATAGACATCATCGCCAACAGTTACACGCCATTCGGGTAGCCAAGTCATTACTCAAACCCTAGAACGTCCACAGTACCGCGGTTGCTAGCACTTCTAATAATCTCTACTACCTTTTCAGCTACAGCATTGGGATCTGTAAAAGGATCGCCTGTAACTGTAACTTCAATCTTTGTTGTGCCGCCTGTTGAAGTTGATCCAGCTGCTTGAGCAGCTGCTGCTTCTGCTGCCCGTGTTGCTGCTGCCTGTGCTGCTGCTTCGGAAGCAATCTTAGCCAAGGCTGCTGTAGTGTAATCATTAGCACCTGTCAGCAACGCTGCTTCTGCCGCCGCCGCCGCTGCTTCTGCCGCTTCTTTGTAAGCTGCTGCTTCATCTGCTAAACGTTTTTGCAAGGCTTCCATCTGTGCTTTTGCTTGAGCGGCTAGTGCTTCTGATTGTGCTTTTAGTTGCGCTTCTAAGGCTGCTTTTTGTTCTGCTGATCCTGCTGTGATTGTTGCTATTTGTGCCGCAGCAGCTTCTTGTTGAGCCTTAATCTGTGCAGCAGCAGCTTCTTGAGCTGCTTTAGTCTGTGCGCCAAAACCCTCTTGTGCTGCTTTGTTAGCCGCTGCGATTGCTTCTGCATTAGCCTTTGCTGCCGCTAATGCTGCTTCCATTGCTGCTTTGTTAGCAGCTGAATCAGCGGCAAAAGATGAGTTCCATTCGCCCATATTGCCTTTTAATGTTGTGGAAGCAACAGCAGAAGTAAAAGATGACCACTCGCGACCATTAGCCTGAATCTGTGTCTGCACAGCGAACATCGACTTGGTTAAATCATTGATTGAAGCAGTAAGAGGATCGACCTTCCAGAGACTAAAAGGATCTTTCAGTTCCATAAGTTTAATAGTGGTCAAAAGTTCAGCAAGTGCTTTTGACTTTTCCTGCGCCGCAGTTAAAGCTTTCTGATACTTCTCGACATTGGTTATGTTTTCTTCTTCAATAGCTTTCATGAGCTTTAGGCGAATTTCATCTTCTTTGGAAATCTCGCCTTTAAGTGCTGCTTCGATCTGGATCTGCTTTAGATCAAAAATTGCCTTAGCCTTGGCAAGTTTAAGAGAATCCTTTTGTGCTTTCTCAGAAAC